TCCTCAACGGACGGACAGGACGCAATGAAGGTAGCGGAGGCTATCAGGCAGCTGGATCAGCCGCAGAGGATCATTCTGGCGTGGTGCTACGTCAAACCACAGGGGCCAGGGGCGCAGGCTAAACGGATGGGGCTGACGCTTATGGGAATGCGTGAATTGTTGGACCGGGCTAGGGATAGCCTGATAAAGGAACTGAAATGAAACTGATGACCGAGCGCGGGCAGATTCTTGGGGTTGCCGAAAGATGGGCTGACCAGTATGGCGGTGAAAAAGGTGAAATACATGCTGCGCTTGTTGCTTTGAACAAGGAAACCGCTACCGCAGATGATGTAAAGCAAATCATCGGCAATGGTTCGTGGGTGATGAAGCCCGCGTGCGACGAATGCGACATTGAAACATGGGAGGTCGTGGAAATGGGCGAGCCGCCAGACTACGAAAGCAGAACCGTTTGCCTGTGCGCAGGGTGTCTCAAAAAAGCAATTGATTTACTGGGGACCACTTGACAACCACACAGAAACAATGATAATCGACGGAACCTGTAAGCAAAAGCATAGGCGGGCGCAACCCACTAGGGCGGTGCAGGTGTCGTTATACGCATGAGCGTTTCGGCCCTCGGATGATGACCACATGTTGTCAGAGGCCGGGGGAAGTGCACACGCTAGGCCAGCGAGCCGGAGCGTTCAGCCGTATAGCATCACCCTGAAGTCTGGCGGTTACAAGGCGGATTCACGGCATCGACTTGCTATCGATGCAGCCTCTGGAGCACCTCTTTGCGGAGAGATGCGTAAGGCTTAATCCAGTCGCTTGATCTGTGCGCACAGGTCACGTAGCCGTCAGACTTGAGGGAATGCGCATGCTAATGCGCGTAATCCGGTAGACATGGCATCCTCCCAATGTTCGCGCTACTGGGCCACCAAACTCACGGTTGGGAGTCACCGTGAGTGAAGCCAGAGATCAGCACTGGCCCCTCAACTAAATAAAACCATGAATCCAACCAAAGAAATGCTAAAAGCCGGAGCGGCTAAGTTAAACGATTTGATTAATGATGATTGTGGAATTGCCGACCAGGAAGCCGCAGTGCAGGAAATCTGGGAAGCAATGTTGGATGTAGAGAGAAGCTACACGGTGGAAAAAGTGCTCAATGAATACGCTGCTTTGTTGGAAGCAACGCGCAAATATTCCCCAAACCCGCGACAACCAAGCTAGACCACCTAGCGGCCTGCCTGAATCATCCTAACAGGCATCCGGCCACAGTCGCGGCCCTTAGCTGATGGGAAAATCAGCTTAGTCCGCCAAGAAAAAGCCCCCGGTAGCGCATCTGCTCCGGGGGCTTGGCGGCGGGGGTCGGTGGCTTATTGAATTCGTGTGATTCCATTGTGCGGCACAAAGCGATATTTGCGTTGCTCGTTGGCGCCAAGCCCGCACAGAATGTATGCGTCAGGCATGTAATCCCCAGGTGTTTCTTCCTTGGCAACAACGCGAAGGCTCATGAATCCGACTTTGACCGTTTCGCCGACTTGCCATGTTTGCTTGCTGTTGGTGATCATTCGGTAGCTCCTTCGTGTGTTGATGCCTGAATAATAGTGGCACTCCCAAACATTGCATATAGGGACAAACCCTAATACAATGCAAATCACAATCAAATGATGTTAGCGAGTGCTAACAGGACAGACAGGAGAAAACTCAAGTGTCTGAAAAACAAACAAAGTTATCAACAGGCCGTGGCGGAAAACGCACAGGTGCTGGAAGGCCCAAGGGTTCAATAGACAAGGGCAACGCTGCTATCCGGGAATTGATCGCTATGGCGCTTGATGAGCTAGGCGGGGTCGAGTACCTGAAAAGCACAGCCAAGAGCCACCCTGCCGCGTTCCTGAGCCTGATAGGCAAGACCATGCCGCTACAGGTGACCGGGGATAACGGCGGGGCGGTGCAGGTTCAAATCGTGCGGTATGCCGACGATTCGGCTGCCCAATAATTGGAACCCTAGGCCTTACCAGCGTAAGGCGTGGGACTATCTGGAGCGCGGCGGGCTGCACGCGGAGTTGATTTGGCACAGGCGCAGCGGCAAGGATGAGATTGCCCTCCATCGGGCGGCTGTTGCTTCGCATGAGCGGGTGGCGGGTTATTGGCACATGCTGCCGGAATACGCCCAAGCCCGCAAAGCTATCTGGGACGCAGTAAACCCGCACACAGGGAAAAAGCGGATTGATGAGGCTTTCCCGCTGGAGCTAAGGAAAACTACCCGCAATCAGGAAATGATGGTTGAGTTCAAGAATGGCTCAACTTGGCAAGTCGTAGGGTCTGACAACTTCAATAGTCTGGTTGGCTCTGCGCCTGCCGGGATTGTGTACTCAGAGTGGGCATTGGCTAACCCTGCGGCTCGGGTGTATCTCAGGCCAATCGTTGCGGAAAACAACGGCTGGCAGGTATTCATAACGACGCCACGGGGCAGAAACCATGCCCACAAGACGCTAGAAGCGGCTAGGAGAGACGCTAGGGCATTCGCTCAGGTGCTGGCCGCACCAGAAACTGGCGTGTTCACGGCAAAGCAGCTAGAGGACGAACTACAGTCATATATCGATGACTTTGGCGACGACTACGGCAAAGCGAAGTTTGAGCAGGAGTATTTGTGCAGCTTTGAGGCGGCAAATCTGGGTGCAATTCTTGCCAGACAGATAGGCGAGCTTGAAAAGCTAGAGAGAATCGGCCCGCATGTTGAATACGACCCGGACGGTGCTGGAATAGAGATCAGCAGCGATATCGGGCGGGCAGATAGCTCTACGTGGTGGTTCTGGCAACCCAAAGTAGGCGGATATTCCATCGTTGACTATGACGGTGGATTCGGCATAGATGCCGACGAATGGGCCGACAGGCTGCAACAAAAGCTGGCCGGTCGAAAGCTAAAGCGAATATGGCTGCCGCATGACGCCAGGGCAAAGACATTTGCAGCAAAGCACAGCGCAATCGAAATCTTCATCAAGCGTTTTGGTGCGGACAAGGTACGGATAACCCCACAGGTCAAGAAAGTTGACCGGATAAACGCGGCCCGCAAGATCATCAAGCGGTGCGAGTTTTCGGATGAATGCCGCAAAGGCATAGACGGACTGATTAGCTGGTCGTATGAGTGGGATGATGAGCGCAAGATGTTTAGCTCTGAGCCTAAGCACGATTGGGCCAGCCATGACGGCGACGGATTCAGCTATGGATGCGTAGTGATGCAGCAGGAAGCCCCGCCCAAGGAAGAAGAACTGCCGAGGTTCCCGATAGCCGGAAAGAACGGGCGCATCGTAACCGCAACCCTTGATGAACTATGGAAAAGCACGCCAAAGCGCGTTGAAAGGTACTAAATGAACGTCCTACAGACAGGCAACTATAAGAACTTGGCCGCTACGGCTAATGTCAAGTCATCCGCTGGGAACCTCTTGGGGATGCTCTGCGCCAGCACCACGGGGGGCACGGTGATTCTGTACAACAGTTCAGCGACCGGCACCAGCGCGCCAATCACGGGCACTATCACGCTGACCGCTGGCACGTACTACCCCATCCCTGCTGGTTTCAGCGATGGCCTGTACGCAGTGATCGCCAATACCGCCAATATCACTCTGTTCTACGTGTGATGGACGCCAAAGAAAGCGCATCCCTCGCCTCCAAGTGGCTGGCTGAACTAAAGCTGGCCCAAAAGGAGGATGAAAAGTGGGTGAAACGCTCAGAGAAGATCGTCCAGCGGTACAGGGATAACCGACAGGATATCGCCATTGACACGGCGAAGCGGTTCAACATCCTGTGGGCTAACGTACAAACAACCCTCCCGGCCCTGTACGGAAAGACGCCTCGGGCACAGGTTGAACGCCGATTCAAGGATCAAGACCCCATCGGGCGTACTGCATCGGTGATTCTTGAGCGCGCCCTACAGTACGAAATCGACCACTATGGTGACTTTGACGCAGCGTGCAAAAGTGCTGTGCTGGATCGCCTATTGCCAGGTCGCGGTGTCGCTTGGGTGCGCTTTGAGCAGAAAGAGATAGCCGAAGCAGAGGTAGCAGAGACCGAGACAGAAGAAACCGGCGAGGACATCTCAGAGGGGCAGTACGAATGTACCCCTACTGATTACGTGTTCTGGCAGGACTTTCGGTGTTCCCCGGCTAGATCGTGGGAGGAAGTTACTTGGGTTGCGCGTCGGGTCTATATGTCCAGAGACGAGGGGATGACCCGTTTTGGGGATGACTTCAAGCAAGTTCCATTGACGCATGAGCCTATCGGGCTGGATGAGATGCGCAACCAGGGGGCGAGTCAGGGCGAGATTGACTCTCTAAAGAAAGCCCAAGTCTGGGAAATCTGGAACAAGACCGACAAAACGGTTATCTGGGTTGCTGAGTCATTCCAGCGTGCTTTGGATTACAAGAAAGACCCCTACGGTCTGGATTCGTTCTGGCCGTGTCCTAAGCCCCTGTACGCCACGCAAACCACCGATACGCTTGTCCCTGTGCCTGATTACGCCATGTATCAGGATCAGGCTATGGAGCTTGACAAGCTGACCCAGCGTATCGGGATGCTGGTGGACGCGGTGAAAATTGTCGGCGTGTACGATGCTTCCCAAACTGGTGTTCAGCGGATGCTGGATGAGGGCGTGAACAACACCCTAGTTCCTGTGGACAACTGGGCCGCGATGGCTGAGAAGGGCGGGATAAAGGGGGTAGTGGACTTCCTGCCCTTGGACATGGTGATCCAAGCCCTGAATGAGTGCTACAAAGCCCGCGACGTTGCCAAACAGGTGATCTATGAGATTACTGGCCTGTCAGACATTATCCGTGGCGCTTCTATCGCATCGGAAACCGCTACCGCGCAGCAGATCAAGAGCCAGTATGCAAGCCTTCGGATCAAGCGCACGCAGACAGACGTAGCCCAGTTCGCCAGTGAAATCCTGCGCATCAAAGCGCAGATGATGGCCGACCTGTACACGCCGCAGAACCTGATTCAGATGTCAGGAATCATGGGCACGGACGATGCTCAATACGCTGAACAAGCGGTGATGCTGCTTAAGCAAGAGCCTGCGCGTAGCTTCCGGATTGAGGTTGCTTCGGATTCCCTTGTTGAGATGGACGAACAGGGCGAGAAAGCCGCCCGCGTTGAGTTCCTTGGGGCTGTGGGTGCGTTTATGGAGAAAGCGCTCCCGGTTGCCCAGCAAGTGCCAGAACTGGCCCCGCTCATGGGTGAAATGCTGATGTTTGGCGTCAGGGCTTTCAAGGGTGGCCGCCCGATGGAGGCTGCTTTCGATAGCGCAATGGCTCAATTGACCGCGCCCAAGCAACCCAAACCGCCCCAGCCGGACCCGGAGCAGATCAAGCAGCAGGCCGAGACTGAGCGCGAACAGATGCGGATGCAAGGGACGCAGGCTATCGAGCAGATGAGGCTACAGGGACAAGCAGCTATCGAGGAAATGCGCCTGAACAACTCGCTACAGCTTGAGCAAATGAGGCTGGATCGTGCAGATCAGCAATTCATGGCCAAGACGCAAGTAGATCGAGAGATGCAGGACAAGAAACTCGCTGACGGCAAAGAAGCTAGAGAAGCCTCCGCTAAACCCGCAGTGAACATGCAAGGCGTGACCGTCCAAGGGGCGGAGATTCTTGGGGAAGTGGCTCAGTCTATCGGTGAGATGACCCAGAACACACAGGCGATTCTTGAGCAAAACTCACAGGCCATCCAAAGCGTGTCCGAGACCATGGCGCAGACCGCCCAGATGGTGGCCGCTGCTGTGAATGAGCTTGCCAGACCAAAGAAAAAGACGGTTGTTCGCGGCAAAGACGGAAAAGCCGTTGGACTGATTGAGGAATAAATGGCAACGTTCACCCTGTTCAACAGCTTTGCCGGTAAGGTAGGCGACGGGACGATTGACCTTGATACGCACACGTTCAAATGTGCGCTAACCAATGTCGCGCCAGTTGCTACCAATACCGTGTTGTCCGATATCACGCAGATAGCAGCTGGTAACGGTTACTCGACTGGTGGCGTGACGCTTACCGGTGTGGTGTACACAGAGCCTAGCGCCGGTGTGTGGAGTTGGGACAGCGACAACATCGTGATTACCGCATCCGGTGGGACCATGGCGACATTCCGCTATCTGGTGATCTATGACGACACAGCAGCGTCTGACAACCTGGTTGGTTACTACGATGCCGGGTCACAGTCACTGGCTGACGGAACATCCCTGACGCTCACGGTCAACGCTAACGGCCACATCCTGGCGACAAAGAGTCCGTAATGCCGTTCTACGCCAATCGAATCAAGGATACGACGACCACGACCGGGACTGGTGATATCACTGTCTCCGGCACGCCGCCAGATGGCTACGTAGCGTTTAGCACGCTGCCCACAGGGACCGAGATTGAGTACACGATTCACGGCGGCGCAGAGTTTGAAGTGGGCCGTGGGCTGATGGCTAGTGGAACCACATTCACCCGCGCTTTCGTGCTGGACTCCAGTAACTCCGGCGCACTGGTCAACTTCTCCGCTGGCACAAAGGATGTTTTCGTGACTCTTGCGGCTCAATCTATCAACACATTGGGGCTGACCGCTGCGCTCCCGATGGCACTGAGGTAATCAATGGCTACGAACACAACCCCCATTTGGACCGGCACGCCTGCATTCGGCTTTGGCGCTGCTGTCACTGCTGCCAACACTGCAACCGATGGGACCGGCACGGTAACGACCATCTTCACGGCTGACGCTACGAACGGCGGTTTTGTTGGCTTTGTGAAGCTGAAACCGCTAGGGACGAACGTAGCCAGCAAGTGCTATCTGTTTGTCAACAACGGCTCTACGAACGCGACCGCTACCAATAACGTGATGGTGGCTGAAATCACGCTCCCTGCGACCACGGCGTCAAACACTGCTGCATTGATTGAACTCGGGTACAACCTGCAATTGGCCCTACCTGCTGGATACAAAGTGAACATGACACTAGGGACCGCTGTATCTGCTGGCTGGATTGGCTCCGTAGAGGCTGGTTCTTACACCAAGGGCTAAGGATGATCGCAACTGACGCCCGGCACCTACCCGGTGCGCCGAATGAAACGCTGATACCAGGATTCAGCAACAGCACTTCGACTGGGTGGATGCCCATTGCTGTGCCCAAAGAGGCGCAGATGCTGTACTTCCGCATCGTCGGCGGTGGTGGTGGGGGTGGACGGCCTAACGCTGCGGCGGCTACGGCCGGTGGTGGTGGTGGTGGGTGCTCCGGGGTCACCTCGATACTGATTCCAGCCAATGTGCTGCCCAAGACGCTGTATTGTTGCGTCGGGCTAGGCGGGGCTGGTGGTGCTGCGAATAACACATCGGGAACGGCTGGGACTGCATCGTATTTGTCATGCTTGCCGACGACGAACGATGAAGACGTAATTATCTACGCCAACGGCGCAGGTGGTGGTGCGGCTGCTGGAACTGCTGGGCCTGCTGGGGCTATCGCTGCGATTGCTTCGATGGATATGGCGACGCATGGCGTTTGGTACGCTGCGGTAGGGCTTGCTGGTGGCGCTGGGACGACTACGAACGGCACAGCTATCTCTGTTGTGAACTCGCTATTCATGACCCCGGGAGCAGGTGGCGGCGGGTCTAGCGCAGGCACTGGTGGGAATCAAACTAGCGCATCCGGTTTGTATCCGACTTTGAGCGGTGGCGCTTCTGGGAACAACCCAGGAGCGGATGGAATATGGCTCCCGCGCCCGTTTATCTGCATCGGTGGTGCGGGGGGTGGCGGTATCAACGGCTCAGGCGGTTCAAACACTGGTGGACATGGCGGCGGATTTGGCTCTGGCGGTGGGGGTGGTGGTAACGGTACGTCCAACAGCGGAAACGGTGGAAACGGAGCTTCTGGATTGTTGATCATGCGGTGGTGGTGAAGTGATAGACGCCTTTGGCATTCCAAACGCGCCGCGTCAGTTGGTTTATGTTGGCGGGAGATCGGCCAATCTGATGCCATTGACGATACAGATACCGAAAGAAGCGCAGTTTGTCTGGTTTACCGTTATAGGCGCTGGTGGCGGAGGGGCTAGGCCAACAGCAGGCGCGGCGGCTTCTGGTGGTGGCGGGGGGGCATCTGGTGGTGTAACGCATGGGTTGTTTATGGCAACGGACTTGCCACGGGTCCTGTATCCAGGCATTCAAAACATAAGCGTTGGAGGAACATCAAACGGAAGCAATGGGAACTCCGGCGCAACCACATTTATTTCCATTGTTCCAAGTATTTCTCCAGCGGCAAGAGACACCTTGCTTGTGGCTAGAGGTGGTAGCGGCGGTCAGGCGTCAGGGGCTGGTGGAACTGCTGCGTCTGCTGCACCTATTGGCGACATGAGCTTAGCAACTCTTGCCTTGTGGCTTAACACTGTGGCCGGGCAAGCTGGAGGGGCCGGGGCCATTGGAAACGGCGCTAACGTAAACATAGTTGTATCGAATTTTTGTAGCGGAGGCGGTGGCGGTGCTGGTTCTAACGTTGCCTCTAGTACTGGCGGAGGCCAAGTTAGCTCTAGTGCGCTTTACCCGTCTTTGGCTGCATCGGCATCTGATGGGCTTGGTGGGTACATTGTCCAGCGTCCATTTATCTGCATCGGTGGATGCGGCGGAGGCGGTACTAGCGGTGCGACTGGGTTTAACGGCGGAAATGCGGCCTACATCGGTGCTGGTGGCGGTGGTGGCGGGAACGGTGTAACAACCAGCGGTAACGGTGGGACTGGTGGCGCTGGTGCAATCATCATGCGGTGGTGGTAAATGCTAGGCTTTGACGCAATCGCATCATTACCGCTATCAAGCATTCCGGCTCAGGGCGGGAACGTCACTGTTGACGGCGATGCGGCATCCCTTGTCTTTACGG